GACGTAGATATAGTTAAAAGAGTTGTCATAGCCGTTCCGTCTAATATCTTAGATGCGTTTTTATATTGTATTGTCATGATAAAAAGTAATTAAAAGCGTCTTGTTCATTTTTTAAATCTTCTTGAAAAGAAAAATTAAGTTGTTGTTTCATTGTAGTCATTGATTCAATAATTTGTCTTTGATTTTCTACATCATATTCTTGTTTAGGTTCAGGTATATAGTTAGTTAATTTAGCCATTATCTTCTACCGTCTGGTTGAGCATCCATTCTAAAACTACCATAACGCCAAGTTTCACCTGCAGCATCATTCTCTATTTTTAAAGATAGTAGTCTTCCCCGAGCTCTTGTATCTACTTTTTCAGTAGTAGAAGTTATTGTAAAGGGACCTAAAGGTGATCCTGTTTGATCTTCAGAGGGGTAATCCGATATAAATAAAGTTACCTTAGAATTACCTACTAA